GTACCATTGCCTGGTTATTCTAAAATAGTAGGAGCAACAGGTAGTGTTGGTGCGAAGGTAGCGGGAGCAGTAGCAGCTAATAGGGCATTAAGATATGGACTCAACACAGTTGAAGCACTCACACCAGCTACTCTTGTTCCCGAAGGTGCCAGTGTTGCAGGAAGAGTCGCAGCAAACATCGGAGTCGGTGTTGGAGTTAATCAGGGAGCTAGGGCATACGCGGGTGAGCCTGCCTTTGTCACCGCTCCAATCGAAACGTCTAAAAGCTTCTTTACAAAGGATGACGGAAGTGCAGATATCGCGGCTATCGGCACGGCAGGCGCAGTCGCTGCGGTCATTGCAGGAAAAGCTTATAAAGGATTAACTAAAGTACGCGCAGAACCTGTTGCCGGTGGACCAGCTAGAGAAGCAATGGAAGCGGCAGCACGCCCTGAGCCTAACTTAACAGCATCCAGTTTAGGTAGCGATATCGCACCTATTGTGAAGTCGGCTAAGGCAGCAGGATTAGGTGAAGAAGATTTACAGAAGCTATACGATATACAACAACGTTTCTCTGGCCCAATGGCTAAGAGCGATCACGAGTTGTGGTTAGCAGAGAAGGTATCACCTATAACCGAACGCTTCGTTAGAGAAGATCCAAAGTTTCAATCTACATTCACGCAACATATCGCTGATCGTTCTCGTGTCTATGGAGATGTGAAAGCGATTAAAGATATCGATGAGGAGTTGGCGGGTTTACAAACTGCTTATCAGGCGCAACGAGGTGCTACAGCGAAAGGTGGAATTCCGTCACAGGCACAAACACAGAAGGCAGCAGATACTCTAGATAGAATAAAGGAGCTAACACAAGAGCGACAGATACGGGCTAAAGACGCTGATCCTAATCTTCGGTCATCTATGATTGACGAAAGCTTTACGGATATAAAGGCTCGACTGAAACAGTCATCCGCTGATCCACGTATAAAAGAAGCTGAGAAGCAACTGCTTAAATTATATGATGATGTAGTAGATGTACCATTAAGTAGAGGAGTAATTAATCAAGCTACTGCTGATCGAATGAAACAGGAATTAAGGAGAGGTAATTATACACTGAGTGAGAATCCTCTCGCTAATAAGGGATGGCTTGAGAGAACGAAATCTAAGTGGCTTAAGTGGAATGAAGATCATCTTATCTATTCACATAGCGATGGAGCACTCGCACTCTATCGTGGAGTTAATAATGAACGTACTAGGAAGGGCTACCTGACAACCGATCCAGCTACTGGTAAAGAAGTCGTTAAGTATGTAAACAAACAACCTGACTGGGTGCCACAACCGCGTACTAATAACCCAACTAATCCATTCGCTGAACTCGCACACATGTCTCTTCGTCATAGACAAGCTGCCGCAGCCAATGTAATGATGAAAGAGTACTTCACAGCAATGAAGAATAGCCCCGGTAATGCAAATAATAGATTAGTGAGGATGGAGAGAATACCTGAGAACCTAGTCCCTGCTCGCATTAATGAAGTCATCGCTAACTTGGAGAAGAAGACTGGTCCATATGCCAATGCATTCTATGATGGGGGCGACTTAGTTGTAGCATCTCACAATAGTAAATTGATACGTGATCTATTTAAGTTTACCCCAGCTACCGTAGTCCCTCTCTTCAACAACTCACGTAAATTATTCCAATCGTCTGTAACTGGTGCAGCTAATCCGTTCTGGGCGCTTATCGGTATGCCTTGGGACGTAATGATGGGGTCAGCGTTCCGTAATCCACAGATGGCATTCGGTCCTATTAGCGGTCTAGCACATCAAGCATTCGGTCGTGGTAGTAGATTAGCTCGCTATATAAGTGCGGCAGCTACTCCTGCTGATATGGTGGCTAACTTCATCAAGATGCCCCTCGTTGCGTCTAAAGCTATAATCACTGAGACAGTAGGTAATCAACTAGCGAAGAGATGGGAGGCTCAACTCGCTACGAATAGTGGTGTGATTAGTCAGATTGCCAAGTTGCCCGGTGGACAAGGTATTGTTGAAGGTGCAGTTAGAGCTATGTCGAAAGCCTATGATGCATCGTGGACTCATTTGACTAAAGCTTATAAAGTTGGTCACGTCTCTAACTATAGTGATGAGATCATTGACCACATGAAAACACTCGACAAACTCGGTAAGAATTATCCGATGTATAAGAGTGCATTCAATTCCTATAAGGCAGTCTTGTCAGTCTTACATGATGTACCTAAGCAAATGTTCCTCTCTCAGAATATCAAGATGTATAAGAGAGAACTAGCTAAGGGTAAACAACTAGCGAAATATGTAAATGAAGACTTCATTGCTAACGAAGCTAGAATGATCGGTGGCGATCTAGCAAGGACTAGTGCTAATAAGTATGTACAAGGAGCAATGTCCGTCATTCCTTATGGCAATGTGGCACTACAATCGGCTCGCTATACTGCTCATCGTGTTAGGGCGAATGGCATAGAGGGTGCTGCTAGACTAGGTGCATTAGGTGTCGCTACAGGTTGGGCATACCATTACGTGGCGAGTGATCCAAAGACAGCAGACTGGTACTTCAATCAACTGCCACAAGAGCAACGTCTACAATCTCTACCTATTCCTAACTTCATTAGACATGCACGTAGAATGATGGGAGAAGACATACCGTATGATGATCCATCTAAGGAATTCATTCTATTGAGAATGCCTCCGGAGATGCTACCGTTCGTCGTACCAGTAATGCATGGGATGATGGCACTCGGTTTGATCAATACGGGAAATGTACAGGTGCCTCCTACAATCGAGAAGGATATAGGAGGAATGGTAGATCAGCTATTCGGTCTAAGTCTTCCTCCTATTGCATCGGCAACTGCTGCTGCATTTGGACAGAAGGTCGAACCATCGAAGATGATACACGGAGAGTCCCCCTTTAGAGAGATTAGAGACATTACCTTCGGAGGTATTAACAAAGATAAGATGTCTCCTCAATCGCGTATACCACATGCATGGCATGATGTATTTAACGCGATGTTCGGCAGTGTCGCCGGCACATTACTCGAAGCAGGTAACTATGGCGACATCATATACCGATCGCAAGGAGGTGACTTTGGGAAAGCCGTTGCTGAAGGTACGAAGAAATTCGCAGTAGAACGCGCAGCTCGTGTTCCTTATACACAAGCTATCCATGATCTACCGGGTGCTAATCATATATGGCCAGATGTTAATAGACGCTACATCTATACGCCACCTACACAAGACTATCAGGAGAAGATGAACACTCTACGCAAAGTGAATTCGCAATGGGGCGCTGAACTTGGTTTGAGACTGGGCCTTAGTGATAGAGGAGGAGTTAACACTACTGATATTGTGGGAGCGGAGACTGGTAACGCGGGCGCTCCCGTTGCTGATCCTGATGTACAAGGTATTATTGCTGAAGTACATCTACAATTCTTCCAAGGACCAATCTTAATGTTGCAGAAGGAACGAACACAGGAAAGAAAGATACATGAGGCGTTGACTATCGGCCCGCATACCGGACAACCTGAAGCGCCACTCGCACGTTTCAAAAGAGCACAAGAACAGGCGAAGAAGGTTAGCGATCTTGATCGGGAACTATATAATCTATTTCAAGATTCATGGAAGGAGATAAAGACGGGTCCGAATGGGAAAGCGTTTGAGGCGAAGTATGGTCCTCTAACGCCAGAGAACCTATTAAAGGTTGCTCAGGGGTCGGCTCGAGAGGGAGGGACGAAACCTCCTCAGCAGTAGACTGCATACCACTCCTTAACTGTATCTCTTTCCAAGTCTGCGGATGTAGGATCTTCGTTGTAGCTACGAAGTACTTCGCAGGTCTCCCTTGTCTCTTAGGTGGAGGCACGATGTACTGACGGACAGCCCCAATGTCCGTCAGCACTTCCATTATTCCGTTAAATTCATTAGTGCCTAGTTGTCGTTTACATTGGACGAAGAGTTCCCAGCTTTTAATTCCACTGAGGCCGCGTTTGAGGAGGATTTCACGTATTTTATCAAGCCCGTTTGTAAGTTTAAGATCAAATATCGTCTCTCTGAATATACGATGACCAGACTTCTTTGCCCTTGATATAGCATAAAGCGCCAGTTCGATTTCACTAAGCCCAATTGAGGATCGGAGTTGACTAAGAGCGAGCGTCCCGGCAAGTCGAAGAATGTGGCTATCTTCTCTGCTTTCAAAGCTGCGGAGATAAGTCTCAGCAGAATACGGTCGAGTCCTGTACCATTTCTCAAGGAATGCTTTCGCTTCTTCATTAGGTTGGATAGTTCCCAACTTGGTAGCATGATCGCGTATTGCACATAGATACTCCTTCGCTGCTTCAAAATTAGGTTTCTCGAGATCAGTAGGCCAGAAGATTAATTTCTTACGATACTCAGAGTTGACGAAGATGACTCTTGATGTAAAACCTCCTTCAATGACGTCCGGGTTGATAGCTCTAACCAACCAACTTGGTGTACTCCCCGCGATGAAAGTGATGAAAGGATTAAGGAGAGGTAGCGCACCGTAGTTAAGGCTTCCTCCTCCCTCCCTTTTAACTGGACAATCGTAAAGATCAGTGAGCATGATGGGCATACCCATCGCGTAGCCTTCACGTCCGAAGAAGGTGACAAGCTCGGATAGATTAATGACGACATGGCTCCTCCCATATATGCCACTTTGTGCTGACATTATATCCCATAGCTTCTCTGGTGTAGTCTTATTCTGTATAAGTACACCAGGATTAGGTAGACAGTTATCTACCATCTCCTTAGCGAAGTTGATCACAGTAGACTTACGTGTCATACCGCTCTCAGCGCATATGATTATGTACCAATTGAAGTGAATAGGTGCTCGTGGACGGTCGATGAAGCAGCTACGACCTATTACAGCACCAACCGTCCACACCGCGGCCCAAAAGTCATACTCACTCGGCGTCTCCTGATCTCTAAGTAGAGACATGAAGAGTTCGATGTAGCTGTCTTTCGGACCACGGATGAGCATTACTTACGTCCACCAATCGTATGTGACTTAGCCTTTTCCTCTTCCTCCTTAACTTGACGACCACTCTTATACTCAGCTTCGTGTTCAGCTTTGTTCGCTATTGATGCTGCTTTATGTTGTGCTTCTAGTTCTTTGGCGTCTGCATCGGGTGGTGGCGGATCAGGTTCAAACGGATTTACAGGACGTGAGCCATCTGGAGGGATAGTGAGAAACGCCTTCATCTCATCATCCTTCTTCTTCTGTACAGCAGCTTCAGCTTCTGCCGCCTTATCTTTCGGTGTCTGTGTTTCAGCCTGTTTTCCGAACATCACTATCTCCTAGTTGTTTCCTCGTTTCAATTACATCACTAAGCTTCTTCTCAAGTACAGTTGCAATTAGACCCACACACATCAGTACATCGTGACACTCACCAAGGATCTTTTCGACAGCAAGTTCATATATAAGTACACCTTTACTCTCATAGTCACCCCTAACGATAGCTGCTACTTCTTTAGCAACTTGTCCCGTTCTACCCGCCAATTGTAGTGTTACATATTCAAGTCCCTTGTCAGATGGGTAGACTTCATTAATGCGTCTCTGAAAATCATCGAAGTCATTCATAGCTTCACCTTCTTTATATTACTCCATCTATGTTTCCCTACTTCATCAGCTACACTTATACCCATATCAGCAGGGATAATTAACGGTTCACCTCTGACTACGATAGGTTGTTCAGCATACTTCTTCATAATCTGTAGACACTTCTCCGCCCTCTCAACTCTAACGAGACCGACAAGTGCATCATGGACGTTGAGACATATTCTTTCCTTTTGACGGTCCCATTTATCATCTTCGTGACTTTGATAAATCACTTGACTAACCTTATCTCCAATCGTACTCTGAGGTTTGAAGGCGACAATACTTTCGAGTGACTCTTCGGTTAGGCGCTCCATGACATAGAGGCGGCGGCCGAAAGCATTATACAGCATACGGGTGGAACGTACCTCCTTCTCTAGCGTTCCCCACCACCTACGAAGCTCAGGAGTGAGTCGATGGTACATGACGTAGCTTTCCTGCGCGCGGCTAAGGGGCAACCCTGTAGTCTCGGCAAGGCGGTCTGCGGCCATCCGGTAGTTAAGCCCATGTCTGCACCTCTTCGCAATGTACCTGATAGTCTTCTCCCCTCTGCCATCTTCGTCAGTCAAGGGAACATCTTCGTAAGGCACCTTGAACATCTCACTAGCAAGTGCTCTATGACAATCATAGCTTCCATCTAACCTTGCTTTTTCAAATTGTTCTTTCCACTTAACAATGCCAGCATCCCAAGCTACATATCTCGCTTCTGCTTGACTAAGATCAAAGTAAATGAACACATAACCTTGATCAGCTATAAACATCCTTCTAGCTTTAGTTGGTTGGTTTTGTAAGTTGGCCCCAGTACCGAGTAGTGTTTGCGCACTGCTTAGTCGTCCTGGGGCCGCTTGCGTTCCCGTTTGTCTCCATTCGCATCTTATCCTTCCATCTACATCTATATCACTCTCAGCATAAGTACTTAGGAACTTGAACTCTTTGGCCCATTCGTCATGGAGTCTGAGTACAGTTCGTGCGTCTTCAGAAGTTCTAGGATGTTGGCGCATTCTCTCTCTATTTGCTGCATCCGTTGATGTACCTCTGCCAACAAGTCTAAGTTTATTAAAGTAGAGTTCCGAACGATCTCTAGTCGAACTCGGATTAGGCTTAAATATGTCGTCGCCAGTCGCACGCGCAACCGCTCTGTGGAACTCTTGTAATAGCCTCGCAACGGTTTCTCTAGCTTCGTATCTGAACTTATCCTTCTCTTCGTCATCAATTAGTACTCCTCCTACTGTCATCGTTACTAGATGTTGCTGCAATTTCATTATATGTGTAAAGAAGAAGTTATCCATCTTCTGATCTTTAAGTTCATCTAACAATCGTTCCTGTACCGCAAGAGTAATGCAAACGTCCTTAACATTGTATTGCCAAAAAAGGTCGATGTCACCCTTATCTTTCCATTCGGCTCTCTCGTCTTTATAGTACGGATGCGTTGTATACTGCGTACAAAGGTATCCCAGATCGTGGGGGATACTGGGATACAGACAGTGGTGTGCCAACATGGTATCAAACCACGCACTATGGACTCTGATTTTATCTTTAATCCAGAGCCAATACATATCGAAGTTTGCGTTTTGGGCGACGAAGCGGAGTCTTGTATCGGCGAACATTTTCTGCAACCGCATTCGCAAATCAAGCTCTTCGTCGATAGAAAAGTAATCTTCGCCACGGATTCCTCTAAAGGGAATACAAGTCCCAAAATGGCTATCGTCGGATAAGCCGATGCAAGCTGTTTCTCCACCTCCTGTTTCGATATCAAAGCTGATTGGTTTCTTAGTCTGGGAGTAGTACTCAATCCTTTCCTTCGCGTGTTTGTACTCATAGCATATTTCACCTTTAATCTCATAAGGTTGCCACTTCCCACTCATTACTTTGGGGAGTTTCGCAACGTCCATTATAAAAGAGATCTCGGTCTTCGGCTCTCTAAGTACAGCAGCGGGATTGTTAGCTACAACAGCCTTATAAGTACGTGGTTGACTGGTTGCGAGTGAGAACATTTCAAAATCGAGTACGCTTCCTCTCCACTTAGTGATACCTTTTCGACCGCATAAAGCATCGAGGGCAAAGTTTCCGAGTAAGAGCACATATCGCAAGTTAGGGAGACAAGCGAGTTCCCACTTGAGTAATCCGATCCAATGATCGTATTCAACTTTAGGTAATTGCACCTTATCGGCATCCAATCCTCCAAATGTTAGCTGTCTCTTCACTACATTCGTTATATAGAAGTTCGTTCTATGTAAGTTATATTTCTTCAACGTTGACCAGAGCAAGGCCCCGCTGCCTCCTACCAGCGGGACTTTGAGTTGAACTTCCCTACTACCCGGAGCTTCTGCTACAATTGCAACTTCACTATTAAATGTGCCATCAGGACCGCAATCAACTTTCAACTCCACTGCTCTCGCCTTCTTTAAGAACTCCTGTTGTAGCTCCTTCATCGAGTTTATCATCTAGTTCTCCTAACCATCTATTGATATGTAATAGTATCTCATTGACGACTCTACCTACTTGTCCGTCTATATTTTCAACTACTGCATTAGGACAACTTAAGAATGTTCTACTATCTGTAAAGTAGGTGCCTTCCCTATATATATGTAAGACTTTCACTCTATCACCATAAGCCTCTCTTAGTACACGAAGTTCAGGCTCGACGCCAGCATCTACAAAGTGAATGTTCACTTGATCCCTAAATTCAAAAGGGCGAGACTTACGATGATTATGTTGTAGCTCTTTCACTAACAAATTACCTAAGAAGTCCTCACCGAAGAGAGAACGTGCCCAATGCTTATCAAGATGGATGATTGCCTCTCTCGGTGTTACGTGATTAGGCAAGATAGGATCATCCTTCATCATCTCATATTGATAACCGCTCAAATTAAACAATCCACACACCATATCTTTAAGTGGCATCACCATCTTCTCGTGCCAGCCCATTATGTGTCTATGATTAAGTATCATATAGGGCGTTGTAGCCTGCATTAGTCTACCGATTATTGTATCCTTTCCACAATTAGGTGGACCATTGAGCACTACTATTAAGAACTTATGATCCATTATATATCCTCCTCTTCATCATCATCCTCTGTCCAACATGCCTCACAATAGTGCAACCAATCATTTCCGTCCTTCTGCATTCCCCATTTCTCCGCCTTCAACTTATCCAATGCCTTCGGGAAGTCATCGGTCTCTGCCTCAAACACCTCACTGCACGCATCGCAGTTGAACACTATATATTGGCTACCCTTCTCTCTCGTAATCATGTCTGTTTCCACATTGAGTAACTGATACTCGAGCTATCAGTCACTATGGTTACGTGTTTACGTGCTCTAGTTACCGCGGTGTAGAGGTTTTTACGTCCCTGTGACCACTTACTACTCTTATTTAGCACATAGATGATCTCATTGAACTCACTACCTTGACACTTATGTGTAGTGAGCACGTAGCCTAGATCGATTTGCTTAAGATGAGAAGTCTGATAGATGCCACTATTATGGATACTCTTCTCGTGTATTGAATACGGTAATTGTACCTCTCTATCACCGAAATCAATACGTACCGCCACAACTTCATTACCTAGCATCTCGACATCTGTAATAATACCAATCTCACCATTAAGCATCATACACGTATCAGGAGGATCTATATAACTATGTTCTAGAGGATGTCCCGTCTCATCGAACTCACTAAAGCGTTCGAAGTAGTCTCTCGTATCATACGTATTCTCAGTACAGACTACCTTATCACCAATACCTAGTGTTATCTGTTTATCTTGGTGCCATTTATGCCTAGGAGGATCGAAAGACTTAGGCGGGTCGGGATTGACGACACACTGTACACGCACATTCAACTCATAAGTACCGATCCAACCCTTATTGCCAGTTACGATTACCTGATTTTCAATTGTCTTATACTTATAGGCATACTGATGAATGAACTCTTCAATTTTAAGTGTAGGTGCGCCAGTATAGACTATCTTGAAGTCTTCTTTAGGTGTAGGATGTCTACCTTTAACAATGCCATTAGCATTGAGGAAGATACCGCTACCTTCACCTTGCCTATATATCCTGTCAAGCGTTACTGAGGGGAATATCTTCAAATGTGACTGAAACGGTGTCAAGTCGTAGCCTTCAGCCTTTATCTTATACTCTTCGATAGGAGGGAGTTGGTTGATATCGCCAAAACAGCGTAACAAACCACCGGGGGGTAAAGCATCAATTAGTTGACGATTAAGTTCGTGATTAACCATCGCATATTCATCACACAAAACTACAAATTGAGATATCGGGAACTCTTTACATCTCTTAGGGAAGCCTTGCTTTAGTGGTTTTCCGGTCTTTTCGTCTCGTTCATGGGGCTTGGGGAATTCCAGTAGTTTATGAATGGTAATGGCATTAAGCCCTGTAGCTTCTCTAATTCTCCTTGCAGCTTTTCCAGTTGGCGCACAGCAAATAACGCTTTTACCTTCATCCTGAAAGATTTCCGAAACACGTTGAATGATCGTCGTCTTACCAGTACCCGCAGAACCCGTAACAGATGCGATACGGTTGATGGGGTTAATACAAATTTCAATTGCTTCTTGCTGTTTTGCATCAAACACAACTCCATTTACATCCCGCCCTACAGCGAGATTATCTGTCATCGTGACACCTATTTGTTTGAGGAGAGCGGCTGACTAACCACGTACTGCCGTACTGGGGGATAAGGTTAGTCAGCCTAGATGCGGTAGTCCCTAGCTACCGAGGCAGTGATTAAGCAGCAACACTCAGCTTAGGTTTGCGCTTGATGAAAGGAGATACGTCAACATACTTAACTTGATCATCTCCTTGCGCCAATTTCAAAATCTCAAATGCATCTTTCGACACTGCGAGGATATCGATATTATCGCCCTTATACACGAGGTATGTAGGCTTCATATTTCTCGGTCCACTAGACCGGCGCTTGCGTTTCTCTTTCTCTTCAGCCACTTTACCGCTCCTTGATGGTTGTTTCATGTTAGCCTCTGTAATTAGAGGTGATATAACTTACGATGCGGCCACAACCTTGTCAATAGTCGGTCGCGTCGTTCCTTCCCACACATCATGTTTGACGACGATCTTAGCCTTCAGACCGATCCACTGAGTAAGGTCTAAAGAGCGGCCCACGGGGGGAGCACCAATATTCTGAATAAAGCGTTTCAAATTGAACCTCGACATCTTATTATTCTCAAGTGATAAGCGACGATAAATAAGAACAAGCCCATCAGGAGCCTCTTCAAGTGGATAGTCAGCAGGATAAGCCTCAATAGGAACATAGAAACTAACAGCAGCATACTTCTTATTATTTCCACTCCACTTCGCCTCTACAGCCTTAATTTCAGCTTCATATTGCCCCTCTGGAAGTGGAAGCGGTGCTTCTGCATCATCGATATCGTCCGTATACTCAATAATTGAACCGATATCGTCTTCATGCATATTAGTGTGTTCTTTATTCATGGCTACATTTCCCGTGTTGGTTGGCCTGTTTATTGTGTCTTCAGGTTGTGGGGCTGTCAAGCCGCTATCTATAGTATTAGGTGCAAATTCAGGCTCTATAGGTTGTATAGGTAATTCCGAGTTCCTTGCACTTCTTTTCGACTGTTTTGATGGCATCTTCTATCTCCCAGTACGTTCCTAAATCATATTTCGCTCCCTCGTAATATACTTGAGCACGGTATGCCCCATTATCTCTTCTATACACATACTTCGCTCCTGTTGCACTACGAGAGAGAGTATTACGTAGATTTTCTGCACGAGTAGCGTCGCGTAGATTATTTATATCATTGTTAGCTTTATCTCTATCAATGTGATCTATCTCGTTGGGCAGATAGCCGTGTTCCATAAGGAAGACAAGACGATGTTCATACATCTTTGTTCCAAACAGCATACCACATCTATACCCATTTCCATGATCACAGCTAAATATTCTTCCATCATTTATCCATCTTAGTCCTTTAGTCTCTTTATCATATCTAAGTACTCCTTTGATCCGGGTAACGGTATTTTCGCTTTCCCATTCGATGTCCATAACGACCACCACCTTTCTATTGTGTCCTCCTCATAATTCCACGGAAACTCAGACTCCTTGTTAGTTACAAACATACGAGTCTTCATCGGCTTTCGACTTCTACAAGGTCGAATACCAATGTGTTTTCCCTTTCCAGAGACTTCGTAAACACCCCAGACTTCAGAGAAATCAATAGGTACGCTGTCTGGGAGTGATCCACCGAGCGCAATACTGACGAAAAGAACTGTTCCTTCGTCAGTCTTAGTTGGACTATCTTCGTGGGCGATGAAGATACAATGTTTAACAAGTTGTCCAGTGATTCTGAGGACATTTTTGATCAACTTCAAAGTTAGCCTATTCCGGAATTGATAACTACCCGGAGCAGGACGTTCAACTTGCGACCCTTTCACCAGACTTGAAGCCACACCGGCATCCAAGGCTTTATCACTAGCATTAGTAATGCTATCAACAATAACAGTGTCGTAGTGTTCCAGAACATTCTTTGTAAGTCCGAGTGGTTCATTTTCAGACTTGAATGTTTCTGTAATGCCATATGTACTCTTCGAATAATCGAGCACATCTACATCGTTCCTATATGCGACACTATCAGGTCCGTCAGGATCAAAGTTAACTATCAACTTCCGTCCGGGGGCAGTACACGCGAGTGTAGTCTTACCACCTCCGGACGGTCCCCATATTAAAGCAGTAAAGCGTCCACTTGAATTAGACGCTCTACTAATTGGCACTCCCTTTACACTTATAACACTTTCATTCGTCTTCTCTTGGCTCATCATTGTTATCTACCCTTGGTAAACAAAGTGCATCATTCTTACTATTCCAACCGTATCTTCGTAGATATTCATCAACAACATTAGCTAAGTTGCCTCCTCTAGTAACTGACTTATAGCTACCACCATCAAAGCTAAACTTGATCTCTAGATCACCATCTAATACGCGACCGTCTACTTCAATATTGAAGTTTAGATACGAAGGCGGATCTTCAAGATTAGCAATGTCCTCTCTCATTTGCTTAACTGCATAAATGAGAGCATTCTCGAGGTTCTTATATACGCCAGCCATTTTATCCTCCTACTGTATTGTCTCTGTGGGTTCAAGTTCAGCATTAAGTTCATCAATCTCAGCTATAAATCGAAATAATTGCATCACTACTACCTTCGCCTCCGCACTCGTGAAGACATTTTTATCTGTATTTGGCATCTTTATATATATAGAATTCACTCCTGTCTTTTGCTCTTTTACTATTCCCATTTCCAAGTAAGCTTCCATTACTCAGTCTCCTTCGCTAATGGGTCCCAGAGGTCATCTCTAAACTCATCATATAACATTATCTCTTGATCTTCTCTATCACTCACACAGAACGGTATCAACATACACGGCCTAAAGTATCTATTACAGCTATGTGTGTACATAGGTGCGCTTAATATATCTTCTTTATACTTTAAGATCTGCGTATGTACATCTATTATCCAATTAAGCCACCGTTCGTAGTTTTCAGGGGTTCTAGTAACTCGCTCCGCAACAATTCCCCCAATCTCCACGTCACGAGGTAGTGGGATTTGCAGTCCATGCACGATGCTGCTATTGATATCTCGTCCATATTCTCGTGGAAGGATAAGTTTGCTTGCTTGGATGTAACCCGTAACTTGGTGAGACATGTGAAAGGACATGGCCCATGCGTCGTTGATCCGTGCGCCAGTCTTATTCTCGTGGACTTCGATTTCTCCGTTGACTGTATTATCAACGATTGCATCGATTTTTCCCACGAATCTAAAACTTCCTCTATCATATTCAATAACGACATCGAACGGTACTTCGATCCCGATAAATCCACTGTCTCTATCCACGACAGGGGTCCATGCTTCGAAGTTATAATACTGAATGTAAGCCCTACAAGCGTCCTCGATGTTTTGGATAGTTCGACGTTTATCTCGTGGATCATCGTAGTATCCCGAAGTGTGGAGAGCTTCAAGAGAGAAATTGGATAACCTTGTTTCAATTGTCTCACCGCTTCTATACACAGCGTACATCGAAGAAAATCTGTCTGTGCCGAAATGGCTTTCGCATTTTTGTTTTGCAAGATCTCCGTTATCCCCTTCAAATAAGGAAGCATATCTTGCGGCAGCAAATACTTCATGACTTACACTCCCAGTCTCAAGTGCTAAATTACGTGTCTCCGCTGTTGCAGTTTTACCCATTACGTATCTAACCATGCCCCACATAGGACAAGTATTTATTGCACTACCTTTAGTGTGATCTATCCACATTAAGTCTTTGTCGGCTTCTGTAGCTAGCCTGAGCGTTACTTCCATCTCTTGTCTCCTCTAATATATCAACAGCGAACTTCGACGCCTCGGGATGATCTTTGTACATACTATCATTTACAAGTCTCCCTAACGCTTCTCGTAATCTCTCTATATCGTGTTGCTGCTCTCTAGCTAATCTATTTAACGCAGCATATCTCACTCTTAGTCGTTGTAGTCTAAGGTTTACATCCACTTCCCTTCTCCTCTTTTAATTGTTTGATCTCTTCGCGCTGTTCCGCAGCTATTGTGTGCCATTTGTCGAACAGCCCGGTTAGCCGCTCGATCTCGTCGGCGGCCTTCGCAAGTTCACGTACAAGGCGTTCATTGTCACGATTGACATCATCGCGCACGCCCCGCAGCCGCTCGATCTCGTCGGCAGCTTCGTACATCCGGTCTTCGTCTCCACGGGACAAACGGCTATTAGCCGCAGCCTTGCGCAGTCGCTCTACAAGATCAGATGTTGTCGGGGAGATCGTCTTCATGATGCTTCCTCGCTACACGTTCCACTTGTTTTCTTAAATCACCATACCCTGCCGCTGTAGCTCCCATCATATCAATCATCTTATTACATGTCTGCGTTAGCTCATTCATTTGTTCGTTCATCACTCCTATGTGTTCAATTAGCACTATGAACAACTCTATAGAAGCGTGATCTGTACCCTTTTCTCTATATAACTGTTCAACGTCTCTTGCTTTATACTTCATTGTTTACCCCATTCTGCTGGATCGAGTGAAGTTTCATACTTTACCGGCGGGGGCCGATTTGTGTCATCGTCTAATTGTAGTTGCAAACCGACAACATTATTAAGTCTATTCTCTGCTTCCTCTATCAATTTATCAGCTTTAAGCAATAGCGCCTTAAACTTCATCAACTCACGCTCAACTTTATCTCTCACTGCACCAGCAGTTAGTTTACCTGTTAACTTGCGCAGCCTCTCAATCTTGTCACCTATCTTTGCTCTCCTTTCTCTTATTTGTATTAAGTATAGACGGAATACGTCCGTTGGCATGGTACTCATGTCTTCCGGAAAGATGAAGTTTGCCATCCTAATCCTCCAGTTTATCAATCATTGCTCTAGCTTTCTCGAAAGCTTCAGATAGATTATCAGCGATACCCATCAAGTCTAGGGCGATAGTCCTTCTAATCATGAAGATATATTTGCCACCTTCAATTCGCACATTTATCACATGACCGCGGTAGACTACGGGCTTAGTGTGCGATATCATTCACGTTACTCCGTTGGGGGATTGCCTAGTTAAGATAATTCAGTGGTAAGTTGAAAACGACTAGGACTTTACAAATATAAAGGGGATGTAGTGGCGACGCTACTTCTAGCAGGAACGTAGCGCCGCCTTGCACCGCTGACACACATCTACGGTGCAATCTCATTGTCATAATACTAGCATAAAGAGAATGCTAAGTCAAGGACATCATTTTCTACTAAATCAAATTGCACGCAATTGAGTTTTGCGCTGTAATTTGACTTCGAGGTAGGGTGTTATTACTTCACATCTCTTCAACACTTCTACAGAGACATGTTGCTTCAACAGCTCCATCTTATAGAAGTGTCTCGTCTTCTCAAAGAGCATCGCATCATAGAGTTTACCTCTATAAGTACCTGCTCCATATCTCTTGAGTGCATCCTTTAGTGCAGCTTCACGTATATCGAGATGTTTACGTTGCTCGATCACGTCTCCAAGTTCATCGATAAGTTTAGCGATAGTTGGTCTCTGTGCTACATGTGCCATTTTCATCTCCAAGTTAACGTCTATCGTCTACAACGCCAACTACGTCCGTTATTCGTGATCACCCTCCTCATGTTGTGCCGAACACATATATCACGATACGCATAACGAACATTGCGACGTTTAGTACTGCGAATGTGAACGTCGCGATCTGTAGTATCGGATCGTTTTGGAATGCCCACCACAGATTGCGCAGGAACTTGTCGATCATCAGGCTCCTCTACTCTCACATTGATAGTCTTCACTCTCTTCGGAGGAGATGGAGGAAACCATCTATCTTCGAAGCTATTGTCTGGATACTTGGGTCCAGGTGGTGGTCTTATTGTCTCCGTTGGTACCAACTTCTGTGTAAGTATCTCTGCATCACTATCGCGATGAGGTATCAAGAACCAAACCACGACGGGTATTACAGCTAAGATTAGAGAGTACTTCATCGAGCTATCACGCCACTTTCCTTCGAGATGTATCCAGTAGATTAACTGGCTCCACTGTCTTATCTCCGATCTGAAGAGGCTTACGCGAATAAGCCCGCATCGCCAGATATACACGAGCCACGCTCGCATAAAGTGGACACTTCGTAGTGCCCCAGAACCACTGATTAAGCGTTCCATATCTGATCTCACGCTTCGACTCCTTATCGAGTGCGTAGAGTATTGCGTTGAACGACTTGTTCTCCAATCGTGCGCGTGTTGCGATCAACTCATGTAACACACCGATGATTGGATCTTTCTCCTCGATTACGTATAACTTCATCGTGTTATTCTCCCACAATGTTTGCATTGCCAGTAGACAGAGGAGTGGTCGTACATGATTGTGCCACCACAACCACTCCACCAACACAGGAATAGTCTACGTATCGCGAGCTTTAATCTCATCGAGAGCATCCTTCAGTATATCATCGCCCTCTGGTGTTAATGAGAAGACAGCCATGAAGTTACAACCACGTTCCTTTATATTTGTAACGTGTTTGCATTCTTCACACATCCCCTCAGTATAGAATGTATTAGGCTCGTCGATAGTCTGTCTGCTTCCACACTTCTCACATGTGAACTTCTGGAAACACGTTACTCCTCCATTCTTGAGCTTCTCTTTGACACTCTTGGCGATTTCGTCGAACGGATAGTCGTTATATTTAACTTTCTCCATTTCTATTTGCTCCTTTCGCGAGCGTATCTTCGCTATATATTGGATCAGCAAATCGCTCGTCTTGAAGATGGACATGTGCGTAAGCACGACTGTTTGCGATCTCACTGATCAGCGACTTACTACAACCAAATCGCTCACCTATCGTAGCATATGGCACACCTTGTAAGATGAGCTTCTTAATATGACGCACTGTATGATGCGGCATACCATGTCGTTGTCGATCTTTCATATCGTCCATGTTTTGCTGATGCCCACCTTTCTCCATATGGTGAGGATTACAACATACTCTATTATCGCAGCGATGTCTAATGAATGTGCCACTCGGTAGCTCTTCACCAGTCATCAACTCATACACGATACGATATGCGAGCAACTTCTTACCATCTACACTGAAGTACGGTCGTGAGTCGCGACCGACTAAGCCTCCAGTCCACAACCAACAGTCATCTTCACCACGAATAGTGATGAACTTAAACACGTCAATCTTTCGGTTTGGTGGGCGGAATTTTCTTGACATCACGCGGGACTCCATTGCGCACCTCGATTATCAAGTCAGGTGATGCGAGCAATGTGCGCAATCGAATAATCGCATCATCGTTATCTTTAGCGAGAACACTGATCTCAAAGAGAAGAGCTTGACGATCGTATTCCCAAGCTCTCATCATCTTCGTATCGAGCCTCTTGATGACATTCATCTCAGGCTCACTTAGAGGTCTAAATACGCGAAGTGTTACATATATAAGGTCAGTCTTCTTCTTCGCGGGCATTATTGTCGTCCCTTGGTGGGAGAACTTCGATTAGGTCTACAACTACACCACCCGATATAGTTGTCCTATCGATTGAGCCGTCTACATTGAGGATTAAGAACGTGCCATCACGCTCCCAGTGGGGTCGCTTTAGTCCGTACTCATTTGTGAGTATCCAGATAGCCCACTCTCCATGTAGCAGGCGCTCAACGGAGAGCAGTCGTGTGTTTGTTGGTATTGTCAGACGCTTATAATCTGACATCTCTTGTCCTTCTCCTCTCTTACCGAAGATTAAGTAGTCACTCAACTCTTTAGGGATATTCACTTACTGAACCCCATTACCAGATAGAAGAATAAGTACAGTCCTCCTATCAACACGACGCCATGTGGATGCACTCCTAGTAATACGAGTGCAGCCATTACTGCTAAGAATATGCCGAATGACATATCAATCCTCCGGTTCGATTGGTTCATCGCATACGTACCTAGACATGATATCAGGACGCCAACCTTTCATCTTCTCGATGTGACATTTCGGACATGTGTAGCAGAGAAAGATAGCATGTCCGTCGTATTGCTCCGTGCATTTCATACCTGATCCACACGGACACTCGTTTCGTTTAGCCATGTCCTTCCCTCATTTGAGTATCACTATTGCGATAGTGTAGATAACGAGGATTACGCAGATTAGATAGATAGAGAAGCCATCGAGTCTCTTCATTGTGCGTCCATCTTCATTGTGCGTCCATGAACTCCTTATCACCAATTAGAATGATGATATCACCTTTGAGGTAGTCAGTTGTAGTGAGTGGTAGCATTGCTGCGTACCATTCGAATGTAGCACGTCTATTCATAGGAAGACCGAGACGAATGCCTTCCTCATTGCAGTACGCGACGCACTGTTTACCTTTGTAGAGCGGCCAATAGAGAGCTTCTAGATGACCACCTACTGCATTGTTAAGTAGCTCGAGAGTTGGAGCAGCATCTAACTTAATGTGCTCTATTGTACCGTTTAGTTTATAAATATAAGCGTCGCCTTTCATCATTGTCTCCATATAGTGGGGATGCGGAGGCTGTGGGCACCCCGCATCCCCTTGGGATGTTTAGACGCTAGTACGCAACACACTCAAAGAACGGAGGCGCGAGATCGTCCCATCGAATAAGCCCATCAGCTCACTATGTGTACGATGATCGTTGTAGTTACACAGAGTGGACTCAGCTTCCTCATCATCACCAGTGAGGACACGCACGAGTTTGTTGATGAGATACGTATCACTAAGAGCAACATCCCTGATCGCCTGTACAGCACACCGACGACCATCATCTTCGTATCTGCCCTTACACCACTTATCAGGGTGATCGATTAAAGACTTCGCTTGCTCTAAGTAGAGAGCAATCTTATCGTTCTCAGACAGAATACCATGCATAGTAGTCTCCTTTGTTAGTAGGTTGGTCTGCGAGTTCTCGTCCTCTTGAGTTGAGGCCTCTCATATTGTTTCTCACGTTCGCATATCGCGTTGTCTTTGCGCTCTACAAGCATCTCGGCTCGAGCACGTTGCTTCGGTGTTAGCGAATCCCACACAGTTGTAAGCCACCCATGCATGAGCATGGTTGACTCGATGATTTTGAGTATCTGTTTATCGTTCAGTTTAGGCATCTCCGTTCTCTCACGTCTCATTTAAAGGTGTAGCCTATCTTCATCAACTCTTCGCGGAAATATGCTTTATCCGCGTCACTCAGTTCCTTCCATTCGTCCATGAAGCTTTTCGCTGCTCCTTCTCCTGTTGTTCTCGTTCCGAAGTAATCCTTCATTGCTGCGGCGAAGCTCATCGGCTCTTTCGGCATCAACTTGGCTCCTTACTTTGTCTATGTTGCATCCACTACGGCACTTATCAGGGTCCGGGCAGTAGTCAGTGTACCACATAGCGGCACATCCGACGAATTCACGTCTGACACGCATGGCGTCTCCTCTTTACAAATATAAAGGACAAATGAAAGTAGTCATCCCAGTCGATCTCCAAGTGGATCATTCGTTCTCCTCTGCTGCTGGTGAAATGGAAAGGCCAAAACCGATTTCCATTGTGTATATTGTACTACAAAACACTTACTAAGTCAAGTACATCTAAATCTCCAAATGATCATTCC